TGGATTATCTCCATCTACTATTGCACCATCTTTTGTCGCAAGCTGTTGCGTTTCAAATAGCGTTGTACCGTTAGCGGTGAATGCCTGTGTTAATTTGTTCCAAATAGCCATTATTTCTGCCACCCTTTAATGTATTTGTCTGAAAAGTTAGCGTTACTAAATTCAAGTCTATCAATTAATTTAACTGCGTTCTTACCCATCTTATCAATAGCAACAAATCCTTCTTGGGATGTTACTTGGTAGCCGTCTGCAGTTCTAAGTAATGTGCCAACTTGCTTTGCTTTATCTAATTTTTGAATTACTTTATGTTTAGCATCAATGATTAGATTATATAATTCAAATACTGCTACTAATTGAGCAGGTTTTGTTTTTCTAAAATATTCTAACGTAGCATCTCTTTTACCACGTTGTGCTACTTTACCTTTTTCAGATTTACGTTTCTCTTCTTCGTTCTTATAGAACCGAGTAATATAATTCTGTAAATCTCTTACGAATGCTTTTGGATTCTTAATTCTTTCGCCAGCACGGATTTTAGTGTTAACGAATACTTTTGTTTTTGCAAGAGTATCTGGTTCTAATGCAATACCGTCAAGTGTTTCTTTACGTATTGTTCTAAATAATTTACCAGCAGCAGATAGAATCTTATTAAGCTCTTCTGTTTCTTTCTTTGTAAAGTTTGCTGTACCCGATATATCCTGGTAAGATGCATCTACTGACCAGACCGATTTTGCTCTCTTAAGATCAGATGCAATCTCCTCTCCAAAACTTGCAGACATTTCTTCAAAGCTTGATCCTCTGTAGACTGTGTGCCAAACCACACCGACCTTGGATCCGAGAATTTGTTTGCCGAGTTCTGAGTTCTTAGGTACCGCGTAAACAATCGTATTAGGATGGAAAGTAATGTGCGGTTCACCTTCAATATCCACCACCTTGAGATCAGCCTTATCATATAAAAAATCACCTTGTACTACACCCTTGATACCGAGTTTTGAAAACTCAGCCAGTGCTAGCTTTAATTTAGAATTTAAACTATCTTTGCCTACTGTATCAGCATCGATATCTGCATTAGTCTTATATACCATTGGGTTCTTATTAAAGATACCCTTCTTAGCAACGAAGAACTTACCATCTGATGGATCAGTTCCACAAAATATAGCAGGAGCTCCGTCCCATTTAACCGAAACATTAACTTTGGATTTAGCAGTGCCGGCTAACATATCTCTCAACGAACGTAAGAAATTGATAGCGTCTCTTGTGCCATTTACACCGTGATTCAATATAGAATCTTCAAGATGTTCCATATGTGTGTTTTTATTTTCAGTAATATACTGTTTGAAGCCGTGCATTTAATTAGTTACCTTCATTTTAAAACCTAACTTATTCTTAGCTGCATATCCTGCCCAACCAAATTGGAACTCAGCATCTTTAAAGTAGTTATGTTTAATCTTAATTGCTGTTTTTGATACATTAACATTAACCTGTATTAACGTAACCTGTCTCGCCACTCTTGTAAGTGAATCTTGAATCTCTTTATCGGAGTTTAAAACTTTCCATATGTTTTCTCCTAATGGTGATAACACAAGTCTTAAAGCATCATTCTCGTCATTCTTAATTCTATCTGTAAGAACCGTATTCATCGAGCGCCAAAATGGTTCTAGTTTTCTTATAAGATCTTCACGCGGTGTATTATCAGTAAAGTTTAGTACAGTATCTAAATTAATATTTGGAACTCTTACACCCATAATTCCAGCAAGTAATCTTACCGGCTCTGTATCCATATATTTATGGAGTTCAAACATCTGCTCTTTCATAGGGTATTTATTAACGATATTAAATATAGCCAATGATGGCTCACTAGTCATATCACTTCTATCAGCAGATTTAACCCTACGCTGAATTGCATCAATAATGTTTTGTATAGTAACTTTACCGCCACCACCAGATTTTACTGATATTGGATATTTGATTCCAAAGCGAATTGCATAGAAGTCAATAAGTCTTTCGTTACTTGCCTTTGGAAAATGAGCTTCTTTAAATCTTAAGTTAGATATAGTCCAAATAGCAGAAAGTATTTCGCCAAAGTCTGCAGATACTTTTGCAAGATCTTTAACAGAAAAATTGTTTTCGTTTCGTATATCGTTACCAGCACCTGCTGCTCGCCACATCATATCGTTAAGTTGTTTAGCAGTTGCAGGATCGTATTTCTTACGTAGTTGTCCACCAACAGTTTGAATGATATTTGGTATAGTAAGAGTCTTACCGGCAATGCCTAAATTATCTGGTGATAACGCTTTGTTACTAAACAGTTGTGCTCCTTTAACAGAAGCTGAAGGAGCATTGTTTACCCAAGGTATTGATGAACCGCGTGGTAGCTTTGGAGATAGTTGTTTAGTAGCAACTAATAGAACAGTCGGATACTTATCAGAAATTGGAGTAGGCGAGTACTCACGAACTTCGATGCCATACTTCTTTAGAAGTTTTCTATGTTCAGCCTCGTCACCTGCAACAGGAAAACGAACGTGAAAGGCACCTCTTGAAGACTGTGTAAACTTAATCTGTGGGAAGGACCTACGAATATAAGCTTTGAATTCTATTTGCTGCTGTCTCAACGTAGCCTCTATTAAATAAGATGTAAATGATTGCACTTGCAACATTCCTGCGTTAATTACCATTTTTACCATTTAACCTTATTTATAAAGCTCATGATATTCCGCCTGCGCTAAACATTGTTTTCTTGCTACCCTGGCCAAATGCAGTCTTATCAAAAGTTGAACCGTTGTCACTTGGAGCAAAAGATGCAGTATTAGCTGCGCTTGTGCCACCGATACCACGTTGAGCACTATCTTCAAGATCAAAGATTTGCATCTTAGAACGATCAATACCTACTACAAACCTACGATAATAACCAAGATCACCCCAACGATTTTTCAATTGCTTCATCATTAGTTGGCCAAGATTATCAAGCTCTTCAGTTGTAACCAAACCAATAATACAATCGGCGGTGTGGGTAATACCCATAGACTCAGAAGTATTTGTAAGATCTACATCTGAATTGCCATAACCATCACGATTGAACTGAGATGATGAAACAACTGCACAGTTATATTCCATAGCAAGACCACGAATTTCTTCAGCAATAGATTTTACTAGAGTATAACTGTTTGCGGCAGCTGCACCTTTAATACGAGATGATGCACAAATATTAAGATAATCGATAAAGATTACATCAGGAGTAAAGTTCTTCTTAAGTTTTAATTCATTAAGTAAGTGTCGGAAGTGACCAGCGTGTGCTGAACCAGTAGGATATTCTTTAATAACTAATTGACCAGTACACTTTGATTTGATACGTTCCATGCGTTTTTGATATACATCACGTGGTAACAATTTCAATTCATCGAGAGTAACATCCATCATATTAGCATCAATACGCTCGGCTACACGTTCTTCAGCCATTTCCATAGTAATATAAAGGCAGTTCTTACCGGTCATTAGATAGCTTGCAGCAGCATGGCATTTAACAAGAGATTTACCACCACCTGTAGTAGCTAGTAATACTGTTAATGATTTACGAGGCAAACCACCTTTGGTAATTTTGTTGAGAAGATCAATATCGAACGGCATGCGTTCTTCTTTACGGTGGTAAAAATCATAACGATCATCTGAGTCTTCAATGAAATCGTGACCTACAGAGCTATCAAAGCTAATACCTAAGGAATCAGACAACAAATTTGGAATTGAACCCTTATCATTATCTTTATCTTCACCATCCATAATTAGAATAGCTTTACGAATAGAATTAAATAGATCTTTATCTTGACAAAACTTTTCAGTTTCTTTTACGAGAAAATCAAAGTTAGTATCATCATCACGCTGAAGACCATCAACTGTACCCATAACATTTTTATATGAGTCTTCATTTAGATCTTTGCGTTTATCGAGGGAGATTTTAAGAGCTTCAATAGAAGGAGGAGCTTTGTATAGCTCAACATATTCAGAATACGTCGAGAAGATTTTCTTATATGATTGATCATCGAAGTACTCATCCTTAATGTAAGGATATACTTTACGATAGTATTCTTCATTAAATATAAGATTTGATAGTACAGTTGTTTCGATCATTTAAATATCCAGTGTTTAAGTTGAGAACTGGCGAGAAACCCCGCCAGTCTTTTCAATTATTAAGTATACAATAACACACATTATATAGATTGTCAACTATTAACTTGCAATTGATGTTTCATCATGATCATCAATGACATCATCAAGCTCTTCAACTGTGTCTTCTCGCATAATAGCACCAGAAGCACCAATAGTGAAAGAATTTTTGATAAAGGTACTGAAGTCAGTTTTCTCAAACATCATCATCCAGAAGTCTTTGCTGTTTTGTACTTCCTTAGCACGCATTAACTTTTGAGATAGAACTTCACCTGTTGCAGGATTAATAGCTTCATACCAACCAACTTTAGGCTTAGTAAGATAACCACCTTTCTCAGCAATATCCATCAATCCAGACCACTTAACAATGCCACCTTCCCAAGATACCGAGACTGGAATCTTAGACTTCTCTTTAACATGTCGAGATTTCTCAACGTTAATAATGAAGTGATAGCCTTGAATTTCTGTACCAACCTTATCTTGCTGACGGCCAATAATCCAAATAGCATCTGCTGAATAGTAGATACCTGTACCGCCTGAAACAACAGCCTTAGGAAACAATCCAATTTCTTGATATGTGTGGTTAACAGCAATCAATGGAATATCTTTAAGGTTTAGATGTGGTGTTACAATACGGAACAGAGATTTAAGAGCCTTAGCTCGTGACATATCTGCTACTGATTTACCGTCGAGTGCGTCAGCAACTTCTTTCTTAGAAGCAAGGTTACCGATTGAATCAATAACAATAATTACTTTTTCAGCCTTGGTAATGCCATCTAACTGGTGGGCAATATCAAACTTAAGTTCTTCAACATTAGTAATTGGTGTGTGGACTACGCGATCCATATCAATACCAAAGCTTTCGAAGTAAGCTTGAGGTGTACCAAATTCTGCATCATAGAATAACAATACAGCGTCTGGATTGCGTTGCATATAAGCTCCTGCCATCAACAATGCGAATGCTGATTTAAAGTGCTTTGATGGACCTGCCAAGACGAGTAGTCCTGGAGAAACACCACCATCAATACGACCTGATAGAGCAACGTTTACCATTGGTACATTGGTTGGTGCCATATCTTTTTTACCGTACACCTTAGATTCCATCAATGGTGCCGACATCTTAATTGTGCTGTTTTTCACCAGCCTGTCTAATAGACTCATATCAATCTCCTTCTACAATGGTTAACAATTTAGCTTTATATGCCTGAATTTTAGTAACTCGGTCAGGCCAGTAAATTGTTGATTTATCTGGGTTCTTACATAGATTATCTAAGAACGGCGTTATAGATTTGTAAAGGAGTTCTAACCTATATTCAAGGTCGTCAGCAGCAAGCTTTTGATCATTCAATTGATCTTGAATGGTCTCTTTCTCACTGCTAACTTTTTGAATAGCATCTTTGGCTTCAGCTTCTTTCTCTTGAATTTCTTCATCGATAAAGCTGAAACCAAAGTCAAAGTCTAGAACTTCTTCATAGACTTTGTTAGCCATTCGCTAGCTCCTTAAAGATTGATAGGTCGTCATCATCATCATCCATTGATAGAGATGTTGATGTTGGTGCTGGCATCGCTTCTGTTAGCGTTGGCTGTGGTGCTGCTGCTGTTGCATTACCCATAGAGCTTAGATCAAATTCATTATCTTGCTCTGCCGTAGCAGGTGTAGAAGCTTCTTCATCTAGCGCTAGTACACGATAGAGTTTCGCTTTCAATTCAGAATAAGATTTGAAGTTCTTTGGATCTACTAAATCTTGCAGCTTATGTTCTGCATTGTAGATCTTTTCCAACTCTGCATCATCTTCAGAGACCGGTGAAGGACCATCGAATTCTGATTTGTCGTAGTTAGGATAACCTTCAAACTTACGAATTTTCAAACGGAAGTTAGCACCTTCCCATAGATCGAATGGGTTTACTGGAGTTTCATCTTCAAACTGAGGATTCATTAGATCATTCAATTTGTCGAAGATTTTCTTGCCGAACTGGTACATAAAGACTTTACCATCGTTATCTGAGTTGGATGAGTCTTTAACAACTAGTACGTTGGCAAAATATTTCAAGCGACGCTTTTGCTTACGTGCAAGTTCTTTGTCAGATTCAACACCTGAGTTCCACAACTTGCCGTTGTATTCCGAGACTGGATCGTCTTGGTTAATAGTAGTAAGGGAGTTTTCGATGTACCACTGTCCTGTTGGACCTTGGAAACCGTGATCCCATACGCGTACAAAAGGCATTTCTTCACCTTGTGCTGCTGGAAGGAAACGAATGATTGCAAAACCGTTACCTGCTTTATCGCGGGTTGGCTTCCACATTTTACCTTCATTGGGATCTGAGTAGCTCTTTTGAGTAATCTTTTCGAGCTGTGAGTTCAATTTGTTTAAAGAACTTGAACGATTCTTTTTGAGTGCGTCAAATGACATATGTACTTCTCCTAGTTTTGCTGTATATAGCGATTGTTTATATTGCGATGTATGTGCAGGTTTGTACCCTGCCATCTATTTATATCAGAAAAAACGATCACGGATCAAATCTTTGAACTTTTTTTCATCAATTTCTAAGAAAGGTTTATACTTTCTTATTAGTCTTATTATATCACATGCTATGATTTTGTCAACTATTTCTTTATCCCAATAAGGAAAAATATTAGCGATATGAGCAAGGATAGTAATAGTTTCCAAACTAATTTTCTTTTGCATATATAAAGTCATAAGCAACGGATGTTGCCCATTCACTGAAGTAAAATTAGCTTGGAAGTTGTCGTCAAGAAGATTAATCTCGGTTTTGAATGTGCGGGATAGAGTATCTATTCTACGTTGCCAATCAACATGCCGATCTTCACCTTCTTGTTCGAGTATTTCACGTATCCATACATTAGGCTTTACTATCATATTAGATAGCATAAGCTTTTCTGGATCATCTTTCCGTGAAAGCTTTTCGAAAAAATATGCATCATTACGAGTTCTATACTTATCGTATGACGCTCTTATCTTTCCGTGGTATTTAATGTAGTCATAACCGTCAGAGGTAAAATGTTTCTTCATTGCAAGGTACTTTACGTACCATACGAAACTATCCTCGTTAGCATAACTTAGTGAGGTCTTGATCATCTTTAATTACCAATTTTGCATCTACTGCTTCAGATCTTACTTTTTCTTTTAGAATAGAAGATTTCTTAACAATATTAGCTACTGTTTCAATTTCCAATTCGTTTATACGAGCATATTCACATAATGCATCTATATAACCTATACCACTTTTGAGCATATATTGAATTTCATGATGTACCTTTTCAGGCGTTCTTGGTGCTACCATAGCAGCTTCATTCATGTCTTTATCCATTAAGTGTCTTTATCCCTGCAAGCCAATTTTGGGCTGCTGATTGAGCGAAGTGAATGCTTTTACCTTCATAAACTTCTTCTTTGATAAATTCGTTATTAATGAAGAAACGAATGCCGGCACCGTTGTCTGTAGCGAAGTAGTCTGCCTTTAAGGTTTGACCGTCTGTTTCAGATATTAGTGTTTTACTGATCATTGTTTATTCTCCTTAATACTTGAAGTTGCTTTAACACTGCCACAATTGGCGCAATAAACAATTGTTGCAATAAACTGGTGTTTACCGATTTTAATGTTTCTTTTACCAGTTGATATATCTATTATATCACAACAGCCATTAAGTGTCAACTGTTTATTTCTATTATTATTAACTCCTGATATCTGAGAGATAGGCTTAATTTGCATTCCAAAGCTATACCTATTCATCGTTTAATTCCTCAAATAATACATTGTTAACGTATTTGTCTTTATCTTCTTCCGATATTCCCATTGCTAAAATAGAACGGTGCAAGTGCGGATTAAGCTTTTGATTTTGACAATACTTGTTTAGTAATGGTTTTATATTTCGATGACTATCGAGAGCATTTGTATCTATGTTATCTAGGTAATGATCTACTAAGTCAGTTGTTACTGCGATAAACTGATCAAGCTCTTCGTCAGTCTTGATGTTACCTACTGCAAGCATGTCTTTTGAAAATATCTCTTGTGCCCACGGCGGTAATTCTCTAGGCTTATTCCATTCTAAGTCTTTAACTCGCCTTTCCATATATTCATTATACGGATGCGGGAAACCGTGCAAAGGACTATAATCCATAAACGAACCTGTAATTTTTTTAGGTCCTGCTACAATATCAAATCCAAGAATTGGCAATTCATAGCTTGGGTCTGGAAATACATTCACATGCATTAGCCACAAGCCTTTACCATCTGCTGGTACAATTGTTTTTAAATGAGCTTTTGATACTTGGTCAGAGTGCCAAAAAGTGTCATTCCAATCTTTGAATTTAAGATCGTCTGTATACTTTTCGTTATCATAACGAGTAAAATGTTTATCAAAGCTTGCTGAAATATAATCAGCATAGCCATTTAATCTATCCCATAGTTCCATTATTCTTACCTCTATATTCTGGATTTATATTAAAAATCAATACGTACTTTGGCCTGTATTTAATATTGCCTTTACTATCAGTATACTTTTCAGTAGTATCGAGCTTTTTCCACACAGAGTCAAAACAGAGTATGGGTGATTTATATTGCTTCATCTTTTATTACTTTGGTTAATGTTGCAACGCGGTTGTCTTCACTTATACTCCACTCAACATCATCACCAAAATTAATATTAGAAGCTAGTAATACAGAATCAGGGAGAACAATAAAATGCTCTCCCGTATCAGATACTTGTATTTCAGATGTGTGATTCATTTTTTCTTTTTAGCTCTTCTTGCAGCAGCCCATTCGTTTTGAATAAGTTGTTCTCGAACTAATTTGATGTCCTGCCTACGAAGCCTAGCTGCTTCTGAGCGAGCCATACGATCTTGGCGCTTTAAATCTTTTTCGATTCCAATGTCAGTTTCAGATTCAGATTCAATTTCATCTTGCATATTATTTTGCATGAGATAGTCTCCTTAATTAACTGTTTGTTATGGTATAATTATACTACGTAATAGCAGCTTTGTCAACCATTTCTTTTGAAAGTTCATCAAATAATTCTGAAGCAAAATCAAAACAAACCTTTGCTTCATCAGCCATATCGTCAGATAACAATGTTCTAAACTGTTCAATAAGAACTTTAGTGTCACCTTCGAATTCGTACATCAAGCCATTGCCAGGAGTTTTCTTTTTGATGATTTGTCCGCCGTGTAATTCACCAAAGTGGCGAACATACATATGTGCAAGTAAAGCTTCGTTATCATCAGCCTCTGCTAACCCATTAACGTATGCTGCATACTTATTTACTGATGGAGGAAAAACACCTGTAGGAGAGTAACCGAAGACATCTTCTAGTTCTCTAATATCTTCAAAGATACGTCTATGGCGTTTAATAGCGTGTAGGTTTGGAGGGATAATAGTGTGTCGTTCTAGTACTTCGTAATTCATGTACTGACAACATAGGAATTTGTGATACAATGCTGTATCAATATTGCCGGAAATAAGTTCTTTAGCGAATTTTCTTCGCTCGGCAGATTGGTGGTGAGCCCACGTTAGTTCTTTCAATTTGTTTGACATAATATCCTCTTTAATAATTAAAGTGCCACTTTTCTGTTGCTAAGTAAGTGGCCAACTCCCTGTGATTATGCTGCTAGAGCAAATAATCCAGATGGTGCGAAATTTTCATTTGCATTTAGTTTAATTGATCTATGCGCGATCATCCGGTAAACTCCACTTCACTACATCGTCCGTCGATCCTTGTTCAGCCCCATCAAAAACATACTGCCCGCTTTATCAGAGCGTTCCATCCTCATTACAGGGGTTGGAACAGTATGCTTTTGGTGGAGCTGTCGGGTACTGCCCCCGAGTCCGATCCGATTTCACGTTGCTTCAACGTTTACAATATTATTTATATAATATACTAGTAACAGACACTTGTCAACAGTTATTTTAATAACTATAATGTCGCACCTAGTCATATCCAAGATTAGCTATCAGTTCTCTCTCCTGTTGGAAGCGCTCTTCCCAGGCCAATTCAAATCCAGCTTCGTGAATATAGCTTTCATTATTATTCCACAGTCTTTTAAAATAACTATCATGTATTTTTTCAACGCTGGCATCTGTTTCAATGGGATCAATGAGTTTACCTTTGATCATCCAGTTAAATCGGTTGGCTTCTTTACGTACAGCTTCAGTGCACATCGTGGGACCTCCTATAATATAGTAATATTATTTATGTGCCAGATGCAAAAATATCGCTGAAACCAAAAACTGTTACCGGTAACAGCAAGTAACTAATTGTTACATTTTTTTATCTTTTCCTGCTAGATAAGATGGAGCTTTATTTTTGCCAGTCATTAGCTTTGGAAATAATTTAGTCATTAGCTTTGTTAAAAAATCCATTTAGCCACATGCCTTTTTAATATCTGAAATATTCAATGCTAGTCTGGTGTTAAATACATTATTAGCTTGATTAATGTTTAGACCCTCGTATAATGCTCTACTGAAGCTAGCAACTACATTTTCATTATCGTTTAGCCTGCGGCATGCTTCAGTAGTACCGTATCCTCCACTTAGAAATACTAATTGTTCCACGTTAGGAAACACTGTAAGATTGTGATATATATTTGGTACTTCCGGTGGTGTTAGTTTGAGAATGCATTTGCCTGGAAACTCATCTAAGAATTCTTGTAAATGAAACATAAGAGCGTCTTCTACTTCACCTTTAATAGGATGATCAATAGGTACTTCTGGTTCAATGATTGGTACAAGACCATATTCACTAATAGTACGAGCAAGTGTAAACTGTTGTTTAAGCACAGGATGAATCATTTCCGTACCATACACAATGCTTCGCATTTTAGTACCGTAGATTTTAGGACCAATGCCGTTTGTAGCAAACTCTAACATTTGTTTTACTGGAAACTGTTTCATTGTGCCATCTGAATCGACACCGTTATCAATCTTTAAGAAAGTATCAATACCCATCTTATCTAGGATATTAACCATACCACGATTAACAGTATCTTTGAATAAAATCGCAGCACTTATGTTACTATCGTTAAAGCTAGGACTGTTGACCATTCGCAAACGCATAGCATGAATATGATCCATCATATTGTGTTCAGTATATTTTACACCGTAACGATCTAACGTGACTGCAGATGAGCCGCCGCTTTGATCTAATGCTGCAATAAACCTGTTATCAGTCAATTGAAATTTCCTCTTCTTCTTCAAATTGCACAAATGCTTTAAGTGTTCGACCATCATCTTGTAGTTGAAACTTCAGCTCTTGCACTCCATACTTTGTATAAGCACGACCTTTATTATCTACAACCTCAAAACGAGTAATCTCGTCTCCAAATGTAATGTACTCAACAATCATTGTCCATATCCCCTAACGTGCTTTTTCCACAACATCATCTTCGCCAATCCACACATTGATAGTAACCATCTTATCTCCGTGTTCTTTAAAAACTGCATAGTCTAGCCCTGCTTTACATAATGCTTTGCTCAGGGCTATCATTTTAGGTGTTTTAATCATTTTGTACTCCTATAGAAAATATGGAAAAAGTATTTACTAATTCGTTCCCATAATGATTTTTCAACCATGCCCAACGCCAGTTCTAGTTGACCGTGGTTACCTTCATGGCTTGGAGCAACCCAGCCGTCTGGTTTCATTAAATCTGGCAACCCAAACGGATTCGGACGGCCTTCTTTAACGCCAACAGATTTTTCCATATTAGCGTTATAAACTTTTTGCCAGGCAGCAGTAGCATCAACACCAAATACATCGAGAGTCCCAATAGCAAAAACGCACATGTCGATAAGACCATCCACAATTTCTTCAGCATCTTTAGCTTCGATTGCATCCAGTGTTTCATCTAGTTCTTCCTTACACATTGAAAGTCGGAAACGCAAATACTTATCCATCAAGTCTTTGTTGTCTTTATTGGCTTCAAACCAATCTTTTACACCAAACTTGTGGTGCATCTCGTTAATGTCTTTAGACCAGTTATAGCTCATAGTTTACTCCTATTTCATTTAATTAATTATAATACAGTATTGTAAAAATGTCAACAATTAATCTTCAATTCTTCGTTGCCAATTTGCATGTTCAATACCGTGACCAGCAAGATGGTCTCTAACAATTAACTTTTCCACCTTGAGTTTTTTAATGAACTCTTCAGGCGCTTTTTCAGCCTCAGCAGCTTCAATTAATGCATGTAGCTTTTCGTGCCGTGCTTTTAGTTCTTCTATATTCATTTGGTACTCCTATACAAAGAAATCATCAAGTGTTGCAATCTTTACTGCAGACCAACCAACTGCTTCTAGGATAGCTTCTAGAGGCGATAGGAATACTTTTTCAAATTGCTTTTCGTAGTCAATATAATCGTGTAAACCAAATTCTTTAGGAAGAACACCTGGAAACGAGATGATGTTTTCTTTAATCGGGTTTGGTGTTTTTAGATAGCAGAATTTGATCTTGTCGCCGCCTTGTACTGATGTAAACTTTTTAGATAAACCGTTTTCATTTAGATAGTGGTTATATAGAATACAGCCACGAACGTGCATTGGGCAACCTTTCTTATACATGTTACCGTTACCGTGTTCACGATACTTATCAATGTTGTCAGTACCGGAATTGCGACCAATATCTTCGGGAGGAAGCTTATAGAATTCTTGTCTGAAGTCTTCGATAAACTTTTGGACTGCAGCTTCATCGCCATTCATAATAACAGAGAACGATTGCTTTAGTTTGTTGCGACATACTTCTGGTGTAGAAGATCGTACAGACTCAAGACCTGTTACAGAAATCTTTGGTTCTTCGTAGTGAACACCTTCTGAGTTGAGAGTATTCATAATGTAACGCTTCTTAGCAATGAATACAGATTTATCAGTAATCTTTTCTCGTTTCATTACCATCGCTTGGCGATAAGAACCCATTTTAGCTGCAAGTTCGATATAACCATTTTCGATTACTTCTTCGATTTTAGAAGAACAAACCTTATCAAGGAACTCTTCGCCTTGCTTGCGGCCTATATCTGTTGTACCGAAAGATGCTTTAACTAGTGGACCAAAGTCAACGTAGATTGAATCGGTATCGATATAAACAATATAATCTTTGTCGTTAGTTTTTAAGATCTTATTGAGGTAAGTGTTAACTGAGTTTTCAGCGTATCGAATAGATAACTGGCCTGATGTTGTAATAGCTTCAGCCATATCGTTAATATAGTACAAGAAGTAAATATTAGCAGTTGCACCGTATAGAGAGTTCATAGCAATCTTGATAGCCATTTGCTGGTTATGTAGATTGTTTGCTTCACGTTTAAGAGCAGCTTTATGAGTAGGATCAGTAGCATTCTCAAGTTCTTGTTCTACACCAAGCATCTTCTTCTTGATTACAGAACGGTTGCCATAATATTCATCAATGATTTCAGGAATTACACCTTTGAATTCATTTGTAAAACATGCACCGTTTGCACCAACTGATACAGACTTATCATCGTTTTGATATTCACCTTTGAGTACCATATCTTGAGACACGTATTCGCGACGATCACTAACATAAGTTTCTGGTGACATATTATATTGCAACATTAAGTGCGGATATAGAGAGTTAAGATCGAATGATACAATCCAAGGATGCATACCAACCTTCGGAGTCTTAACATAACCACCTACAAGTTCACCAGCTCGAGCACCAGGACCACCTTTAAGTGGTGGGACACGACCTTCTTCGATAAGTTTACGATATAGAGTTGTTTCCCATATGCCAACTGTACCGAATGCATCATTAAAGTTTACACCACCACCATAAGCAACAGTCATAACTAGAGATAACAAACCAGTTTCATCTTCAAAGCGTTGAATAAGCCACGTGTCTTTAAGGTTATAATCGAGATATAGTTGTGGGTTTTGTTCGTACAATTCAGTAAGTGTACCATACTCTGAGTAATCGAGTTTCTTTTCACCGAGTACTACATTAGCAATATGATCCAGTTTCCATGATTCTTGTGGGCCATACTTGTAGCCAAACTTCTTGAATGCATCCATATAATCGACTACAGCAACACCAGATATTTCATATGTTTGCTGCATCTTGCCAAAGAATTCACGACCTGTTTGACGAATAGAGCGCCAAGGAGAAAGATCTCGTGCAAACTCTTCGCCGAATAGACGAGACATGCGTGTTATAATATATTGAATATCGAAGTAAGCCACGTTCCAGCCGGTTACAATATCGGGATAGTCATTGCACCACAACTGCCTGAACCTACGAAGCAATGCTTCTTCAGTATCAAACTTCATAAAGTGAATGTTATCTGGATCAATATCAAGTAACGTTTGTGATTTGTCGTAGTCTTTACGACCGAGTAGATGGTAATCATCAGACTTAGAAGATTTAAAAGCAATCGATGTGATTTCTTTATCAGCAGAATTCATATCAGGATAGCCGTCAGCAATATCAACCTCGATATCGAAAGAAACAATGTTTACTTTAGAAACATCGTAATTGACTTTGCCTGGATATTTTTGTTGAATGAACTGTGCTACGTAATTAGTGGAACCACCAATTTCAAAGCCGTGAACATCTTTATATTGTTCAATCCAATCTTTAGCCTCTCGCATAGTATCCATAACAACAGAAGTCATAGGACGACCAGTTGTAAGAGAGGTGTGTTGGCTGGTACCAGATTTATCGCCACCGACAAATAAGGTAGGTGAGAACTTTACTTTACGTTCAAATCGCTTGTTATTTTCATAACCGCGCCATAATATGTTGTTGCCGTATCGCTCGACAGATGTGTAAAAGCTAGACATGATAATCCTTGTAATTCAATATAATTCATTATATAACAGTTTCTGCGATATGTACACAGTTATTTTCGTCTATCTATATCTGATTCGATTCCACCCTGGTTGTTGTCTTTTGCAATCAGTAGAGCCATTGATTGTATATCTGCTAAGATATTTTGGCAAGTAATCTTATCAAAGTCTGGACGTTCATTTCTTTTACGATGTAGTTGCATAGCTTTATCATGCATTACATTTATTCGTTCTATAAGTTGCTCTATGCTATGGTTCATTAGAATATTCCTACGCTGCTATTTGTGAGAAGTTTTTAATCTTATCAAACTTGACGTGGGACATAAACTTGTCACCAAACTGGTGGCCACGGTGTGAGATAACAAAAATGTTATCGTCAGAGTTAAGATTGTGTAATGTATCAATTAACATTTCGATACCAACACCATCAAGTGCACCATCTAAAGTTTCGTCTAAGATTAAGAGGTTTGTTGAGACTGAGTTACGTAGCTTAGCAACTGCTCGCCAAGACAACATAATAGCCAATGTGATACGTAGCTTCTCACCTTCTGAGAATGAAGCATAAGAAAAAGCATCACGGAAACGAGACTTAATTACTTCGTTAAAGTTTTCATCAAGTCTAAAGTCTACAAACAAATCAAATGCTTGAAGATACTTATTAATCAACTTATTCATTACAGGAACATATTGTTTAATGATCTTGGCTTTGATACCACCATCTTTAAGCATTTGTGCTGTAACACTATTTACTTCTTTTTCTGTAAATAGTTCTGTTTGACGAGCATTGATTTCGTTTAGAGTATTACTATATTCTAAGAGCTTAGTCATATCAACTGCTTCAGCTTCTTCTTCAGCAGTATCTAATTCATTCTTATATGAAACTAAAGCATTCTTAGCAACCTTAATTGTTGCGCGTTGATCACCAATACCAAGGTTAATAGTACGCATTTTATCTTCAAGTTTTGAGATATCACTAAGACGATCATCGTACTCTTTAGCTTTTACAGCCAGTTTCTCAAGCCCGGACATCAACTCAGTTACTTTAATATCTTTATCTGATATGATGCCGGCCTTGAAAGCTTGCTCAATACCTTGCTTACACGTAGGACAATCATCGTGATCTTTATAGAAAGATAACTCTTTTTGATGTGAACGCATTTGGCTTTCGATATCACGACGTAATGACTTAGCTTTTTCTGACTTCTTTTGCATATCAGGTTTATCTTTAATACCATCTAATACAATCTGAAGTTCGTCATTCTGTGTCTCGATAATAGCTTTAGCATTCTCAATATCTTTAAGGTGAGCACCCATCTTATCACGAATCTTTTCAGCTTCGACTTCTTTCATCTCACGAATAGATTCATTATGATCTTTAGCTGATTCGATACGAGTTTCAACCATATCTTTTTGGTATCCGTTCTCTTTTATGCTTTCTTTATTAGAACTCACAATATCTTTCAATAACGTATTCATTGTACTAAAGACTTGAATATCAAGAAGATCTTCAATAATTTCACGACGACCGTGTGCTGGTAACTCCATAAAAGGAACGTATGTAGCACTACCAAGGATAACAATCTGTGTAAATGATTTATAGTTAAGCTTAAGAATATTTTGTTCTAAGTAAGATTGATAATCTCTAACTGCAGCATCTTGGTCAATCAGCACATCATTAAGAGCAATCTCAAAGAAGTTTGGCTTTATGCCACGTCTAATCTTGTAGTTCTTAGAACCAATATTAAACTCAATTTCAGTAACAAGTTCTTTCTGATTAATAGAATTAACAAGTTGTGGCTTTGTAATTTTGCGGAATGGTTTGCCATATAGAGCAAAAGTTATTGCATCGAGTAGTGTAGATTTACCACTGCCGTTTGAACCACTAATTAAAGTAGTCTTGCTTTTATCTAAAAGGATTTCAGTCCAAGCATTGCCTGATGATAAAACATTCTTATAACGTATTTTCTTAAAATGAATCTTCATTATATATTCTGTGCCTCTACATAAAGTTCGTCAATTAATCGCTTAATTTGTATCTTATCAACCTTTGTTTCTAAAGAGTTAATATAGTCGTGCAAGATGTCTTTTGTATCTTTAGTTTCATCTAGCATTTCATCAAGACCTTCAGACTCTAAACTAAGAGAATCTTCAATAGCTTTAACATCAGCTGCACCAGCGTCAGTCAACTTATTTAGGAACAAGTCATAGATGTATGGATTGGTTCTGTTCTTAACAATAACTTTAATAAAAGTATCTTTAAGAGCACTTACATCTAGGTTAGCAATATCTTCGATAGTCATATCAGCATCATCATATTCAATTTTATGAAAGATAACGTTAGGATTTAAAATCCATTCTAACTCACGGGTTTCTGTATCTAAGACACGGAAGCCACGTTTGCCCTGATGATCTGACCAAGTCATTTCGTAAGGAGAACCAAGATATGAAATATTATTATATGTAGATGGATGATGGAAGTGACCTGAGTACACAGCTTCAAAGTTTGTAAATACATCTCTTGTTAAACCGTGATCACACAAATGGCCCTTATCCATTTCAAAGCCTTGAATAGAAAAGTGACCCATACACATATCAGCATCAGACTCACGAATATCTTTCATCATATCTTTATAGTTACTATTATTAATCCAAGGAACCATCAAGAATTTTGTAGATCCAAGAGTAAGTTCTGCACATTTATCTTCGTAAATATTAAAATTGTTATACTCACGTAACAGCAAATTCATAGAGTTTACTTCATTCGTGTTTGTATAATATGTTGTATGATTACCTACTAGTGCATGATATTCAATACCGCGATTAGCGATTTGATCAAAGAAGAACTTCTTACCACGCTCTAGTGATACATAGTTGATAAACTTGCGACGATCGAAAGTATCACCAAGATCAAATATGATTTTAATATCATGTTCATCAATATAAGGAAAGAACACCTCTGAGAAGAAACGTTCTTGATGATCTAAAAATAACTTAGAATCACCACGAACACCGATATGCATATCTGTTACAATTGCTATTTTCAAGATTTTATCCTATTTTGTTTTTGGGTCTACATCTTTTTCTGCATCTACTACAGCATTAGCGTCTTTTTCAACTTTGTCAGCTTTTTTCTTAGCTTTATCTCTTGCTAATTTATCTTCAAAGTCTTCAATAAAATCATTCATATAATCTGCTGCTGTACTAAGATGAATATTAAGATCTTCGCCAGCAGAGTATGTACCACCAGTAGTAATCATATGTTGAGAAGACTTGAAACGAATATACATTTGCTTCTTCTCTTTAGCGATTCTACGTAGGAAAGCATACCAGATAATTTGCGTAAAATATGCAAACGGATTCTGAGATTTTTCTTCATTAAAGTTCATTATATATAATAGACAGTTTTCGATGCCGTCTGAGATCATATCTTCTTTATAAGAATATCCAGAGAAATTTGGTTTTGTTGCTAATCTTGTCGCTATCTGAAATATGCAAGTACCTATGTAATCTGGTACTCTTGGTCTTCCTTCACCTGCGTCTTCTGCTTCTCTGCAGAGTTGCTTGTATGCGACCAAAGCGTCAAGAAGGTCCCTGTTATTCACGTAATTGCGAGTGGCTCGTCTTTTTGCCATTGGAAATACCTCCATTGATGTAGTTAAAATCTATTTAAATCTAATATAACACAGTTATGCACAGGTGTCAACTAGTTTGTTGAAAATAATTAATTTTAAAATAAGTGAAAATAACAGTTGACAACCTTATCAGGTAGGTGTATAATAGGATTATATCCTTTAAACCATTATAGTCCCAGCCATTATATATCTACTGTGTAGACCTTAAAGCTAAACTGCTGGGTACCATATATCTCAATTCTCTTCTTAAAATGCTGTAAAGTGTAGTTCTCAAATGATCCATGTGTCAAGTCATCTGTAATATCATATAGTGTAGCCTTATCGGCGTCGTTGCCCTTTCTTAGGGCACGACCAATTGATTGCAATACTTTGACTTCAGATTTAGAACCAGAAGCAAATATGATGTTATCAAGCTTTTTCAAGTTCACACCTGTTGAGAATACTCCGTAAGAAGCAAGGATATTGTGTTGTTTGATGGGATCATTTTCAATGAGATGTCTGATGCGTTCTCGCTCAGTACCTTTGGTAGCACCATATATGAAGTGCAGTTCTCTGCCTTCTTTTTGAAGCATAGGTTCTAAGATCTTTCCGTGCTTTTCAACAAGATCAAACAAGACTAAATTATTCTGTCCTTCGAGAGACCACAATAAATTTCTAATGAAAATATTTCTTTTGTCATTATTAACTAAGAATTCACGCTCAGCAGGATAACGTTTCTGAGTCTCTTTAATCTTCTTAAATGCAGTGTAAAAATTCTTACGAGCATCTTTACTGTGTGAAAGAACAATAGCTTTAATATTAAAATCAGCTACAGTACCAGCATCCATAAGATCTTTTGTAGTAACGTGACTACGAACAGAACCAAAGCAACCCTCTAGAACAAGACGGTGTGTTTTACTTTCTTCTGATTTCAGAGTACCAGTAAAGCCGTGACGATAATAACATTCGTCAAGACCTTCCATGATTTTCTGTAATGATTTAGCTTGGAATAAGTGTGCCTCATCTCCAAGCACAACTTTAAATTGGCCTAACCAATCTTTACCAACTTTCATTAGTGACTGCCAAGTTGATATAACTATAGGGGAAGATGTATTTTTATCAACACCACCTTGAATTTTATATATCATAGATGGATCACAGCCATAGTCTTCAAAATCACCAGCCATCTGATGCACCAACGAAATAGTTGGAACAATAATCAATGTACGATGTTCGAATGCTCTATAGTAATGTTGTTGTATTAGATAGATAATTAATGATTTGCCTGAAGATGTAGGAGATAATGATAATGATCTGTTATCTCTGATAGCATCTACGACATATTGATTTTGATAATCTCGTGGTGTGAATGGGCAATTTACTTCTTTAGCCATCTCATATCCATAATCATCTGGAACAGATTCACCATTCATTAAATGATCTGGAGCATTAAGCTGATAACCACGTTCTTCACAGAATTTTTTAAGGCGAGGAAATAGACCTACATATAGAACTGGTCTCATTGGCTGATATAATCTAATTACACCATCCCACATACGATTCTTATAAGCAGGAGAAAACTGGTATCCTTGCGGCTTAAAGGAAAAGTAGTCTGAGAGTTCCATACGAACACCAGAATCACCTGTCACAAGTAAGTGTACAGCATTCTTTTGTTCTACGTTTAGTACGTCTGGCATATGATCACCTTTATTCATTATCAACTATATACTACTATTTATTAGTATTCGCCATGTTGGAATTTCAGTATGGCAATCATGTTATTGATAATGAAGTTTCTGCTGTGGATAGTTTTTACAATATCCTCTAGGAAATCAGCATTTGCTGTATGAAAATCAATTTTAAGACTCAGACGGATAATATCAGCATCTGCTTGTAAATGCTTATCGAGATCTTGTCTAATGATTTTCTTTTGCTGCGGCTTCCATCCACGATCACGTAGATCTTCTTCAGCCATAGAACCATCAAGCCACTCACGTTTAGCAAGCTCAAGTTCTTTGTAATCATAACGAAGCTTCTTTACTTTCAAAGCTTCCTTATAATACATACCATAATACTTGTTGTGTAAGATGGGAATTTTCTTAGCTTCCCCGCCGAGATTTGATTCGTCGATTTTAACATCTTCAGCCCAGATCTCGCTAATTTGTTCAGTACTCATTATAACTATTCCTCTATTCACGTCACTTTATAATATATTATAACACAGGAATGCGCTAATGTCAAGGCATTTTTTCAAAGCTCATATTTGTATATCTGAAAGTAACATTGACTTCTGGGTATTGAACGTCAGTATTCGTTACGTCTAGAGGAATACCACTGATGGATGTTGGAAATGCTTCTGTGAAAGTAAATTTAAGATTTCCAATTCTAGCACTATTCTCAATTATAACTGATATATCAGATCTCTCGCCCGCCTTACTAGCTTGTAGGTCAGCCCTTTGTTTAGTATTTTCAGGAGTACCCATTCCTTCCATCCACCTTAAAATCTCTTCATAATTAGACATGTTTTCATCTGCTATAAAAGAGAGGTCAAGATCTGCGTATTCCACGCGATCCGGAGTTTGATAAATACGATGAATAGGGGATTGCTGCTCTGGAGCATTCATACTAAGACTAGGTAAAGTTACTCTTTGTGTAAAAAATTCTACATGAGGGAGTCTATCTATAACGATCTTAAATGAAATCGGTGACAAATAATTTGTAATCATTCTAAATTTCCTATTGACATTATGTTAAGCTTATGGTATATTTATAAATACAACACCTAATCAATGGTAGGAAATCACATGTCTAACGAGAAACCAATACGTTATGATGACCCTTTTGATGACTGTACACACTGGCTGGGTAAAATATAATATAAAGGAATATATATATAATGATAAAATTTGTAGTAAATAGTTGGGAACTAGTGATGGATCACGGCAAAAACCCACTAAGCACCATACCTTCGCTGCCAGTACGTCATATGATTATGCAAGTGCTTGCTTGGATG